ATCCGAAGAAACCAAGGATGAGTTTGTTTCCCGATGCATGGGAGACGCGGAGGCGAGAGATACATTTCCAGATTCCGACCAGCGAGCAGCGTTCTGTCATTCCCAGTGGGAAGAACAGGGGTATGGGTCGGGAGAGAATAAAAAACGCAAACGACGACGGAGGTCGAAAGCTATGGCAGTCCAACCTAAAGACGACGAACGACACGGCGAATTCCTGACCCGGTGCATGGCCGATGCCGCCATGAACGAGGAATATGAATCAGACGGCGAACGCGAGGAGGCGTGCGAGCTGGTCTGGTCGAAGGACGAAGCACCCGACGCCGAAGGCGAGGGGGAAGCGGCACCCGAGGAATACTCCGTCGATCAGGCCGACCCGCCGCCGCCCCCCGAGGGTGAAGACGAGCCACGAGACAAGTGGATTGCCGACTGCTTGGTCTCTCCGGAAGTGGTTGCCGAAATTCCCGATGACGAGAAACGTCTTGCCCATTGCGAAGAACAGTGGGCGGCAAGAAACGACAGTGAAGACTTTGAAGAAGAACAGTCCGCAGAACTGGGCGACGTAGAAAAGCCAGCAATCCGGATAGAACTTCGCGATTCTGGTCCGGACGTTACCAGAGACGGTGACAGTCAGATCGCAACTTTGAACAGCGAGGAGGCTTTGAGTGCTTCCCATGAGTCGGAACGTCTTCCGACCGGATACCTGCAACACTGGTCCGACGAGACCGTGGTGCAAAGCACTCAGCCCACCAAGATGTCCGCTGACTTCGTGGTGCTGACTCGGCAGAAAGAACCGAACAGGCACGGCAACATTGTCCAGATCACCGAGAGTGACACCGGGCGTGGGTTGATGCTCAACCATTACCAGACCAACCCGGTCGTGCTGTTTGATCACGGACTGAACATGACGCTTCCTATCGGGACGAGCGAAAGCCCTGATGGAAAGCTGAACGTCCGACTGAGCAAGAACCGCGCTGTGGCCCGAGCCTACTTCAGCCAGACGCTGCCCGAGGCTGCGACAATCTACGCACTGATCGACGAGGGGATCCTGAGAACTGCGTCTGTTCAGTTCCTTCCCAAGCGTGCGAAAAAGATGTCAATCAGGCAGTCGCAGGACGTTGGGGACGATGAAATTTCATTGTCCGATGGGATTGGATTGGACTACACAGAGAGCGACTTGCTCGAATGGTCGGTCGTTTCCATTCCTGCCGACCCCGGTGCTGTTCGGCGTTGCCTCGACAGGGGACACGTCAATGGCGAGGCTATCACCATGTCATTGCAGGGCGTGATGAAGCGAATGGGTGGGCCAGCACCAGTTTGGTCACCCGGATGGACTCCGCAAAAGCAGCACGTTGTGGAAGTCATCGAAGATGATGAGCATGTCACGGTGAAGTATGAACGACACCACGACAACGAAGAACATGCAACAGACGTTGACACGGAAACGCCTTTGCAGACAATTGACTACGAAGCCGTAGCTAAGAAACTCCAACGCGAGAGTAAGCAGCGGCAACGAGTCGAGAAGGCTGCGAAGGCTGTAAAGGAATCTCTTGAGCCATTGGCCGAAGAAATGAATCGGCTGGAAGACAAGTTGACCAAGCTGACCGGTTAGGTCGCATTTTTTACAAGGAGATCACGGATGACTGACGAAAGAATCGAAGCGACCGACGATGTGCAGCAGGTCGTGGATGCTGTGAAGGCAAGCGTTGACGAGCAGGTTGCCCCTCTTATGGAGCGACAGTCGGCTCTTGACGAGAAACTGGACGAGCTGGCACAGCCGTCCTCCAACGCTAGCCAGTTGTTTGGCGGCGGTTCGGCTGCGACCCACGTCGGGCCACAGACCGGAAGCCAAGGCTACAGCTTCCTCCGCGCACTCGGTTTGCGACAGGGCTTCCTGAAGCCTGAGCAGGCCAAGTATGAGCTGGACGTGAACAACCGTCTGCGTCAGCACTATGTCGACCAAGGCGGCATGACGCTGGCCGGTGCAAACTCCATGCTCGTACCGCTTGGTTCGAGTCACATCCAGAACCTCGACACCAACCTCGGCGGCGAGCTTCGCCAAGCGATGGCTGCTTCGGTTGCCGGTGCTGATCTGGCAGAGGGCAACACGATTGCCCAGCGGTTCCCCGGTTCCGTCAGTCAGATTAGCTGGTCGAGCGACCCGGCTGGTGCGTTGGTTGCCAACGCTCCGCTCGGCGAACTTATCGAGCTGATCCGGGCCAAGTCGGTTCTGGATCAGGCCGGTGCGACCGAGATCAGCATGCCGCCCAACGGCAAGATTGATTTCCCGCGTCACACCAGTGGACTGACCGGCTACTGGGTCGGCGAGAACGCTGCGATCACCGACAGTTCGATGGGGACTGACACCCTGTCGCTGACGGCGAAGAAGCTGGCCGGTTTGGTGAAGCTCCCGAACGAGCTGATCCGATACGCCACGCCGAGCATCGAGTCGTTCGTGCGGAACGATCTTGCTACCACGCTGGCACTGAAGGCTGACCTGACGATGCTGGACGCTGCCGCCACCGCAACTGCCCCGACCGGCATTCTGGAGACGACTGACGTGCAGTATGTCACCGCCTCCACGGTTGCGGCTGATGGCGACACGTTCGAGCCGAACGATCCGGGCCGGATGGCTGCTGCGATCCTTGACGACAACTTCGACACGTCGAGCGCGACATGGGTCATGCGACCTGAGTTGTTCGTCGGTCTCTACAACAAGCGGACCGCTGCCGTGTCGTCCAGTGACGGCGAAGGCCCGTTCCTGTTCTCGACCAACCGTGGTCAGGTCGAGAACGGCTTGCCGCCGCGTCTGTTCGGTCACCCAGTCATCACCTCGACGCAGGTTGCCAACAACCGGGCGAAGGGTGCTGCGACCGACCTGACCTACGTTCTGTTCGGCATCTTCTCCGAGTGGTTGATTGCACGGGCTGGTGTTCTTGAGTTCGCAACGTCGACTCAGGGCGACACCCCGTTCGCCAATGACCAGACTTGGGTGCGGGCGATCATGTCTCTGGACGCCGGAGCGCGGCATCCGAAGGCGTTCGCCGTCTGCAAGGACTTGATCAACAGCTAAGTCTACGCCACCGAGTGACACCCCTCGGCCCGGTTTCCTCACGACGGGCCGGGGGGTGGCCTCTACCTCTGGAGCGGAACGATGGCTAAGAAAAAAGTCGCAAAAAAGCCTGCGGCCAATAAGCCCAGCAAGAAACAATCCGAGATCCTCGTGCCGACCCGGTACACGATCCCGCCCGAGCCAATGTCTCGCAAGGATGCGGTCGCATACTTGGACAAGCTCAAAAAGGAACTGTGAGGTGATCTGTGGCGTTGACCACTCTTGCCGACCTCAAGACCTATCTGGGCATCAGCGACTCGTCTGAGGACGCGCTGCTGAACCTGCTGATCGCGGATGCAGACGCTGCGATTCTTGGGTACATAGGCCGGACGATTGAGCAGGCAACGCTGACGGAATACTTCAGCGGGGACGGCACGCAGATGCTCGTCCTCCAGCAGCGTCCTGTCACCGCCGTAACTTCCGTCCATGTCGATGACGGGGGATATGCGGGACAAGCCAGTGGCGCGTTTCCCAGCACGACTGAATGGACGGCGGGTGAGGACTTCTACATCCGCACGGTGGTGGAAAACGAGAGCAACACGGGCGAGCTGGTTGCGATCAAGGGGCCGGGAACATTCCGGGCAGATGGAACCTCCCAGACGTGGGGCGAGTGGCCACTGGGGACTGGGAACATCAAGGTTATTTACACAGCCGGATACTCGACAGTCCCGAGCGATCTGGCGGCAGCGTGTCGGATTCTGTCGGCTTGGATGAGGGCGAGTCGAGACAACGGGATGCCCGTGAAGTCAGAAAAGCTCGGCTCATACTCCTACACTCTGCTGGAGGACACCGGTATTCCTGAGCTGGCCACCGTAAGGGGTCTCTGCAACCGATACCGTAACATGGTGCTGATATGAGCCTGACAGGCTTGCTCACTCAGAGATGCACCATCCAGCGATGGGCGAGAACGGTAGACGACTATGGCGAGATGTCGCCAAGCTGGGCCGACTCGTCAACTGACGTTCCGTGCCTTGTGCAGCAGAAAAATGCTCGCATGCAGTTTGAGTCTGCCGGGCGAGATTATGAGTTCGACGCAATGGGTTTCTTCAAGCCGGGCGTCGACATAAAGCCAGAGGCAGCCGATGGGGGTAACGGCGACCGGCTCGAACTTGGGTCAGCGACCTATCAGGTGCGAGGGGTGTCAGACGAAACCGGACGAAACAAGATGCTCACCGTCTACTTGGAGAGAGTGTGATGCCTCGGTCCAAGGCTTTTGAGTCGACTATCATTGGGTCAGAGAAGTGGCTTCGTGCGATGGGGATGCTTCCTGACACCCTAGACAGGCACGTCATGGTCGCGCTGGGTAAAATTGGCACAGCCGTGTCGACCGAAGCGAAAAAGCGGGTTCCGGTGGGTCACAAGTCCACCGGGAGCAGGAGGCCGGGGGCATTGAAGCAGTCAATCCGGTTCGAGGTTGTTCGCGGAAAACGAATCGGTGCGCAGGTCCGCATCGGAACCAATATACGCTACGCACCTTACATTGAGTTCGGAACGGCTCGGATTGCCGGTGGTCGTGTGAAAGCACTTGGCCGGGCACAGCTTGCCGCAACAGATGCCACTTCCGTCAGGGAATGGTCGTCCAAAACGAAGCGGGGTCAGGGTGGCCAGCCACTCCCCACGATGCCGTTTTTGCGACCAGCGGCAAACTTCTATGCGAGAAGGGCAAGGGGGTGGCTGGCTCTGGCTCTGAGGTCAGCACGGTTTGACTCAGGGTTTGGGACCAAGACGGGCGGGGGAGCCTGATGGCCGACTTGTCTGAGGTTTGGAAAGGCATTCGAGACGTTCTGGTGGGTGACGCCACTCTGACAGCCATGCTCTCATCCTCATCGGCAGTTTATGAGCCTGACCCGCCAGACAGCGTCAGCTTTCCCATGCTCACCATGATGCAGGTCACCGATGGGCCGGTGACGGAATGCACGGGATATGGGGAGTTTGCCGCCCAATTTCAGATTGACGTGTGGTCGACAAGCCCCCGAACCAACGAGCAAATCAAGTCTCGTTTGGACGAGCTGTTGGAGATCCCAAAAATCCGCACTTCCGCCATAGCCACAACGAATTACAATGTAACCAACGTCAGTCGCAACAGCGCGAACTTTGTTGGGACGGTCGATATCGAAAAGGACGGAAAGAGAATCAGGCATCTCGCGACCGAATGGGACGTGAAGATACGCAAAACAACCTAATAGCCGAGGATCAATCTCATGGCAGCAGACGTTTCAAAAATTATCGGTGGACCGGCAGACGTGAAACTCGGGGCAGCAAGCTCGGCGGCCACAATCGGCCACACTACCGGCGGCGTCACAGCCACGATCACCCCGCAAAACCGCGAGCGCATCGTTGACCAGTATGGGTCATCGGCTGTCGCCGTGATTCACACTGGCGACGAGGTTCGGGTCACGGTTCCTTGGTCGGAATGGATCAGCACGACGATCAACGAGGTCTACAATCCCGGCACAGACAGTGCGTCGGCCGCATTCACCAAGGGTGTTGGCCGGTCGGCTGGATACATTTACACCACTCAGGAAATGGAAATCGTTCCGTACCTGACCGCCGACGCCGGGAAATACGTCGAGTTCTACTCCACGACGCCTGTGGGCGAAGTTGGCTTGGCGTGGAACAACGACGACGACAACATCCACGAAGTGGAATATGCCGCTCTCACGGTTACTTCAGGAAAAACCGATGGATCGCTGATTGGGTTGATTTACACGGTCGCCTAATCGCTGCTTGAGGAACTCGCTACCGCTTGATACCCTTGCCGGTATATCCGGCAGGGGTATTGGCATTTGGGAGGTGGCATGAACGAAGCGGCAGAAAGGCCACTTTCGGTGGACGTTGAGCTGTCCTCTGGCAAGGTTGTCACGGTTGGCAGTCTTGACTGGAACGGCTACCGGAAGTTCAAGCCGAAGATGGTTGAGCTGTTGGCAAAGAAGACGATGGGGATGTTTGAAGACCCCTTAGTCTCGGCAGGTGGGCCAGCGGCAATCACCCCAGTGATGATGGCACTCGACGAGGTGATGAGTGACATGACTGTCGATTTTGTCACCTCGTGTGTGTCTGACAAGAAGTCTCTTAAGGGGGTCACCGCTCCGGTGGACTGGCTGAAGTTGCGTCAAGCAGCGGCAGAAGTCAACGACCTGCACGCCATTCTGGAACTGGAGGGAAACGCGATGGCGGCGTCAGTGAAGACAGTGATGGAAAAGCTGGGCGAGCTGACGCCGGAAGACAACTCCGATGGTGGGTAGAGATCGAACATATTATCGCGTGGAGTTACGGGTGGAGTGTTGATGAAATAGGCCGACTGCCGTGGATCGAGGTCTTTGACCATGTGAGGGCAATCTGCGCCTCCCGAGCCGCCGAGATTCAGTGGGCGTCAGCGTCAAGCTCATACCCAGACATGGATCGCAAAGGCAGAAAAGCCATCGACAAGGCGATTGCCGAACTCGCTGATTCTGGCGAGCAGTTGCACCCCGACAACAAGTCAGAAGACAGGTATACGGGGATGCCTGACGACCAGAGAATTTTGTCTATTGGATCGTCTCTGGAAAACGATGGAATGGATTTCCTTGATCGCCGTCCGCACCACGCTCGATGGTTGCGGGGAAAAAGCATCTCGCCTGAACAAGCCCGGTTGAGATATACTGAGTGGCGTGACGCATTTGACAAAAAACGCGCCGCAGCTAAGTCCGAGCCGATTTCCGAAGGCGAGTGATGGCAGACACAGTCACTCTGGTAACAGTCACCCTCAACGGCCCTGTGGGGGGTGGACAGGATGTTCGTCCGCAGGCACGGTTCGTGTCGGGGCGAACGGTTAACGGGACAACCTATGCCTACCAGAAGAACTCGATGACCCAGAATATCTGGGTCATGAACTTTCGAGACCTGACCGCCGCCCAGAAGACTGCGCTCCAGACCTACTTCAACGACACAGCGAAGGGGCCGAGCAACACGTTCAGCTACACCCACACGGACGGCACGACCTACACGGGGGTCCGCTTTATGGACAACGTGCTGGAGTTCAGCCGGATCGACGGAGGCGCGTTCTTCTCGTGCCAGATCCGTCTCCTCATCTCGGCAGAGGTCAATGCGTAACTTGTCACGGATGATGGTATGTCCACGCTAAACCGACTCGTCACTGTCTTCACAGCAAGAACGACATCGTTCACCGCTGGAACGCAGAAGATGGCGTTGTCCATGAAGGCGTTTCGGGCAAGCGTCATGGCAAGCTCGCGAGCCATTTCCTCATCCATCCAGAGGATCGGACTTGCCACCGGAATCGTGACGGGATTCTCGATCAAGCATTATGCGATGTTCGAGAAGCGGATGGCTGCGGTTGGTGCCGTTGCCCGCGCAAATGCTAGGGACTTCAAGGATCTCACCGAACTGGCCAAAAAGCTGGGCCGCGAGACGGTGTTTACGGCCACGGAAGCGGCTGAAGCACAGCAAGTCATGGCGATGGCTGGCCTCAATGCCACCGAAATCATGCAGGCACTCGGACCGGCACTCCAGCTTGCTGCGGTTGGCGAGGTCGAAGTTGCACAGGCGGCGGAAACTGCCGCTCTCACGATGCGTGGTATGCAGCTTGAGTCGACGGACCTTCTCCGGGTGAACAACGTGCTGGCTGGTGCGATGACCACCAGTACCACCAACATGACCCAGTTGGGTGATGCCCTAAAATACGTCGCCCCCCTTGCCGCTGCCACCAACACGTCGATTGAAGACACGGTCGCGATGATCGGCAAGTTGTCGAGTGCCGGTTTTCAGGGCGAGATGGCAGGAACCGGGTTGCGGCAAGCGATGGCCAAGCTCGCCGGTTCCACTCCGCACGCCACCAAGGTGCTGAACGATCTTGGGATTCGGACTGTGGACGCATCGGGAAACATGCTCCCGATGATAAGCATCATTGGTCAGATGGAGCAGGCGGGCCTGAATGCTGGTCAGGTGTTTGAGATTTTTGGGGCAAGGGCTGGCCCGCAGATGCTTGCCCTGCTTGGAGTTGGCGCGCAGGGTCTTAGGGATTACTCGGCAACTTTGCAGCAAGCGCACAGAGACGGTCTGGCGGCTCGGATCGAGCAGCAAAAGCTCAACACGATCTGGGGCGACTGGAAGCGGATGGTGGCAGCGGTCAGTGGTGTCGTCATCGACGCCGTGGAGAGGATGGCTCCGGCTATACGGGAGACCCAGCGGTCGTTCATCGGCTTTTTCAACAATGTCGAAAATCGCGAGGCCATTGTTGAAAAGATGAGGGCTGGATTTTTGCGAGTCGTCAACATCCTCAAAAGTATGGGGAAGTGGCTCGTTGCCAACACTCCAAAGCTGCTGGGGATGGCTGCGGCAATCGGTGCTGTCGTTGGTCAGGTGTATGCGTTCATCGCCGCCCATCCGAAGCTGATGGTTGCCCTGCTGGCCATCAAGGCGACAGGTCTGCTGGGAATAAACACAGCCGTCTTGTCTCTCCTTCCCCTGCTCGGACAGCTTGGGATGATACTGAGCGGACCGCTACTTAGTGCATTGGGTGCTGTGGGTACGCATTTTGCCATCATCTTTTCGGAGTTCGCCTTTAGCGGTGGACTCCTTCTTGGACTAAAAGCAGGGTTCATCGCCATTGGGGTGGCATTAGGGACACTGGCTATTGCATTGGCGAAGTTTATTGCCATCGCAGCGGGAATCGCGACGGTTGGGTATGCCGTTTACAAGCTCGTCACCCGGTCCGAGTCACTGAGCGAGGGGTGGGAATATATCAAGTCGCTGTTCATGGAGGTGTGGGGGATCATCAAGGAGAGGCTATGGCCTAGCCTCATGAAAATTGGCGACCAACTTAGTGAAGTGCTTGTTCCCGTTGTCGAGCTTTTGGCGCAGGTTTTGGGGGTTGGTCTAGTCGTTGCGTTGCACGCCGTAATCGTAGTTCTTGAGGTTATGGCGTTTACGCTGGACCTGATCGTCGGCCTGTTTGAAACAATTGGAAAGTGGGCGCAATGGGTTGCGACGATAGGAATTTCAGATGACAGTGCCCGAGGCGAGCAGCTCGACGCAGAACTGAAACTGCATCAAGATACGTTGAGAGTCAAAGAGGCGCAATGGAAAAAGGAGGATGAGGAGAGGGAGAAACAGAAAAAGCACGAACAAGACATGGCTGCGAGACGAAAGAAAACTTGGGATGACCACGCCGCAAGATGGCGACAAGCTCAAGGAATCAGTCCGGGCGGGGCGAGGCCACACACAGCAGGTGGCGCGGCTGCCCCCGGAGCCTCTGGAGGCGGTGTTCCCGGTGTTCCCGGCATGGCAGGTGGTGCTGGCGGCTCCGGAGGTGGTGGCGGAGACGCAGCCGACCCCGCCAAAGCCTTGGCATCCCGGCAAGCAGACGCATCGAAGGCTTCGACTGCGGCGACACTGGGCCGAACAGCAGCCCGAGAAGGGTCTGAGCTTGGCTCGTTCTTGGAGCTGGGTCCAGATGTCCAGCAACTGCATGACTATGTTGCGACCATACCGAATTTGACTGACGCGCAGAAACAACATCTGTTGGATATGCGGAGTGCCCATATCAAGGCGGGACTGTCGATAGAGGAAGCCAACCAACGGATGCAAACCCAGCTAGAGGGTGACATTTATCTCGGCGAACAGAGACGCAAGCAGGCGAAGGCTCAGGCGGATGCCGTAGAACAGCAGCAGCAGGTTGGGTCTCTTACAAGGCGGTTGGATGCGATAGCACGGTTCGGGACTGAGGAGGAACAGCTATTTTTCGAGCAGTCTCAGAAGGCACTTACAAGCCTACGGCAGCAATATGCCAATGGGCAGCTCACCCAGCAGCAATACGAAATGGGACTCGCCAGACTCAACCACAGTTTCCAGTCTGCGACCGGGTTTCTTCAGGCACAGGCACAGGCGCAACATCAGGTTGCGGGCGCATCAGAGGCAGTCAGGAATCACATCGCAGGTTTGCGAGGTCGCTTTCTCCAACTGCAAAAACAGCTACACATGGGGCAGATCACTCAGGAGCAGTACAACATTCAGCTCAGAAACCTCAACAAGACAATGAAAGAGGGGACAGAGGCGGCGAAGCAAGAGGCTGCCGCAAAGCAAAAGACCATCAAGGCCCAGCGTGACATGGTGAGGAAGTCGGCGAGAGGCGGTGGTGGCGGTGGTGGCAGCAAGTCGGGGGGTGGTGGCAAAGCTCACCCGATGGACTGGCTCCTGTCTAAGCTGTCGATGGCTCAGGCGAAGGCTCAACTGCTGATGCCGAGCAAGGAGGCGTTCGGTAGAACCATTTCCGACCACCGTCTTGGTGACATCCGTAAGCGACGGCAGTCATTTTCAGGGGCGGTTGCCGAAGTTCAGCACATCCAGAAGCTCATTTCTAATATGCGGATGGGCATGACTCGCGGACCAACGATGCAGATGCGTGGGTTCGCAACGCTCGACGACCCCGGCATGGTGACGCAGCAGCAGGGAGCGGTTACCATCAGCCTCCCGAACGTCACGCGAATGAACAACGAGGAGATCGCCTCAGTGTCTGACCGGCTCGACGAGTACCGAAGCCGCCAAGGCAGGCAGGTGGTCTAGGTGACGAGGTCGCTCAATCTTCCAGCCTCGTTCGCCGCCGAGATGACTCGGGTTGGTGGGTCGTTCCCAAGATACGTTCTGGGCATCGACTACGACGGCACGCTGAAGTACTACAGCGACGTTGCGATCGCCACGTCCGAGCTGAACGCGGACGGCAAGATCACGAGCTGGGGCCAGCTTCAGTTGCAGGCGAAGGTCGGCAACATCGGTGGCCATCAGAACATCTCGCTGACCATCGAGGACGCCGACCTGTCACTGGTCGACGACTTCACCGACTGGCCGGGCATCCAGACGCGGTCGTGCTACATCTATATGTTCTATGAACCAGCCCCGACCGGAGGCGGCTGGGCGGATCGCATCACGCTGTTCAAGGGCGTGATCGGGGCGGGAGTCAAGTTCGACGAGAAGACGGCGACGTGGAGCATCACGCTCGTCGACATCGGCAAGAAGCAAAACCCTGACATCGGTCAGGTTTACTCCAAGCAGGTCTTCGACTCGATGATCTGCTCGCAATGCGGCGGCGACGGGGCCATCATCCCCATCGTTCATGGCGACCCGGTCAACGGCGTCTACGGCTGTGCTATTGAACGACCCGGTCGAGGAACGATATGCGAAGTTCCAGCCGACTACTACGGCAACAAGGTGCGGCTTTGGCCGTGGATGCTCTGGTTCAAGATATGCCAAGACGTGATGTGGCAGTTCGACCCCGGCGAGCAATGCCTGTTTATCGCAGATGGCGGCGGGAAGATATGCGGCAACCTGCATGCCAACGGTCTGTTTGAGATATACGACTTCCACAACTTCAGTCACTTCTCGTGGGATGCCGGGAGCCAACGCGATGCGAAGACAAACTGGCTGGCGACAGGTCGTGGCAGTTTCTTCATAGTTGACGGGAAGCGGTATCTCACGCTTCCCAAGAGTGCCTTTGCCGACTGGACGAACAACGGGAGAGGTTTCCAGAACCTGATCGGCATTGCCACCTACTGTGACGGTGCTTGGAGGGTATGGCCTGCTTCGATTTGGGCTTCAGTGTCAGCGAGTCATGTGGCGTTCGTCATGTCCGCGCCGGTTGGTTCGGATTGGGACCACTGCACGAACAACAACTACGAGTTCGTCGCCTTTTTCGGCGATAATGCCCACGGCACACAGGTAGGAGCGACTCTGAGCGGCGGCGACCCGTGGACCTACATCTTCAACTTCCTGCCCAGCGAATCCGTCGACCGCCTCTATGCTCCGCGTCAATCAGAGTGGGACGAGAGGGTCAACGACATAGTCCCGGCCCATCTTTATACCGTCAACACGAACAACAAGTCGTATAACCTGCAACTGGGTCGAGCCGCCGCTGACGAGGGAGTGACCACTGTCACCTTTCACGGTTGGATAGAGTGGTACTTAGGCAACTGGGCAAACGGAGCAGGCGACCCCGGCGTCAACAGATGGGGGTGGTGGTGGTGGGGATTGCCGAATTACGAATACCTGCGTGTAGATATGCGGGGTTCACTGGGCGACCCCAACCAGAGAATCCACACTGGAGATGCCCTGAGCAATCCGCTGGATGTCATCGAGGACTACCTGCGCAATCCGCTGCTGGGCAACACGCCTGCCGAGATGTTCGACGAGGCGGCATTCGATGAGACGAAGCTGCTGCTGGAGGGGTACACCGGAGACATCGCCCCAACTGGCAACGAGCAGGGGCTTCGGTTTGCGACGGTGCTGACGAAGGTTCGACCGCTCAACGAACACGTCAAAGAACTCGCCCTGCACTCCACGCTCCTGTTCTTCTGGGACATGGGCATGGCGACGGTTCAGGTGATCCGAAATCTGTGGCTGGAGGAGGACACGGTCTTCGAGCTGAACGAGAGCAATCAGGCTGCGGACTCGTTCGGCATGACGATGGTCGACTTGGAAAAAACGCCAACCGAACTCGAAGGCGAGTTCCTGCGAAACACCAAATACTATGACGAATACAACCGCTACATGGGAGACATCCAGCGGACCCAAGTCATCGTTCGTCGCTCGCGAGAAGCGGAGCTGTTCCGGCCAAGGAAGACCGAGCGAATCAAGCTGTGGCACTACCAAGAAGTCTGGTCGGTCAACTATGTGCTGGAGACGCTGCTGCGTGACCGGGTGAACAACAGTGCCGACGTGACGTTCACCGCGCACCTCGATGCCATGCACCTCCAGCCCGGCGACCATGTCAGCATCAAGAGGCAGAGTGGCGAACCAAAGATCCTGTTGAACAAGATCGGGCGAGTGGAGAGTGTCGCCCAGTCAATCGGAGACCCACGCAACGACACGCCGCCCCTCGTCAAGCTGAAGACAAATATCCGGCTCACCGACTTCGTGATCGAGCCAGCCAAGTTCTTTGCCGAGCAGGACTGCAACACGAGAGCGGAAAGCCCGCTGACCACGACCCCGGTGCCGATCCCGAACCCGCCGACTACGACCGTGATGCCCACGTCGACCACTCTGACAGTGCCTCCGGCGACGACCCTGCCACCAACCACCACCGTCAACCCGAACCCGACCACGACGACGACGGCGACGACCAACACGACTATGGTTCCCTGTGCGGCAGGGTCAGGCGAGTGTGCGTGGTTGTGGAATCCAAACTCTCGCAGCAACCTGTGCGGATACTGGCATCTGAATGACTGGGATTGCACCCCGGATCATTTCTCCAGTTGCGCTAACTCATGCCCCACCTACACTCCGTCCGGGCCGATGGACTCGACATGGTGCGTCAAGATCGCGTGCGGGGCCACAAGCACCACGTCAACATCGACGACGACCACACGGACGACCCCGTTCCCTGACCCGTGTTCGTCGTTGAATTGCACATGGACGTGGTCGGTGCGATCCGATGGAACTGCGTCGTATGTGCAGACGGCGGACCCGTGCAGCACGGGCGGGCCAGACTGTTCATGCACCGGCGTCACTCCTCCAACCAGCTTCTCTGGAACCTACTGGTACTCCCCCTGCGTACCGGCCACCACGACGACCACCACCACATCGACGACGACGGCCACTCCGACCACGGTGACGACAGTCCCCGGCGGATGTCTTGGCGACTGTACATGGAAGTTCAGCGTGTTCGCGCCCGGCCCGATTGTCCCAGTACCGGGAATCGGGAAGTGGCATCTGATTCGTGACGATTGCGTGGCATTCACTGCGTTCTGTGGCTGCTGCGATGAGAGCGCACCAGCGGCAGACGGTTACGAGGGGCAGACTGTCCGCGTGGCCTGCGAGCAGTTCTGTGCGGGAGGTGGGACGACAGTCGTCCCGACCACCACGACCACAGTCGCACCTACGCCAACCGACCCGCCGGTCACAACGACAGTCACCACGGTCACCTCGACAGCCGCCCCAACAACTACGACGACTGAAAGCCCACATGGGTCATGCCAAGGCCGCTGTCAGTATTTCTGGGAGGAGTTGGGCTGCTCAGGGTTCTGCCACTATGACTGGAACGGAACAAGCTGGGAGCTTACATCCAGCGCGAAGTGCCGGGCCAAGACCGGCAACGGAAGCTGCAAGTGCGACCCCTTCGCCGCTGTCGTCCAGAACCCAACAGACCCGCAAGCAGGAACCGGGGCACTGGACCCGGATGACCCGACGCAACCAGCCAATACTCGCCACCTGACCGACTGTGTCTGTTCGGACTACGGGACTTTGGGCGTCGACTCTGGCAAGGAGAACTGCGGGTCGCGGTACGTGT